TCATGGGCATGAGATTGCCTCACGTTTCATTTTCTCAAGAATAGCGAGACTTTTATTTGCATTCGATAAGTTACTCTCTGCGATATTTAGGGATTCTTCTTTGTCTCGACTTTGGAAATGTTTAACCGCTTTTTCACGTCGAATGATCTCTTCTTTCATTAGAAAGATGGCTTCAGATAGTGCTACCGCACATTCAATATCACTGAATACATTGCTCATGATTGCCCCTCCAATTGCTGATTTACAGCCATAACAACACGGCGAGTAATTTCACAATCAGCCAATGCGCGGTGTGCCTTTAGATCTGAAATATCAATCCCTTGCTGATAGGCGGCATCAGTCAGGCTTTGCCATTTATAGTTACCGTGATAGTCATTCCAATCTCCGTAAAACTCGGCATACCATTCCATGACACACTGTGTTCTAAATGGAAATACATCAATGCCATAACGCTTCATACTCTGGCGAATTAAACGCATATCATAGCTAGCGTTATAAATCAGCAGATCGCGGTTTTCGATAACTTCCAATAGTTGTCTAAATACCTTCGGAAATATTGGAGAACCGGAAACCTTGCGATTGCTAATACCATGAATGGCAATAGCTTCAGCAGGAATGAGTTGAACTGGTGTAACCAAAGTATCAAGCAGGACATTACCCGTTGATGCCTCAATCACCGAGATTTCAATGATTTCAGCATTTGAATCTAACCCCGTTGTTTCCGTATCCAGAATTACAGCATTTTCAAAATTAATAGTGTTCATCGGATACCCCCTTTAAACATCATTAGACGGCGGGCTTGGACTTGAAACGGGCGGCTATAACGAAAATCGGAGCAGCCATTGAGGCTTGCGGTGTTCTTGGTGAAACCAAAACGCTTTCGAAGTGACTTAACAACGCTCAATGAATTTTCAGTGAGAGTCTTATCGAAATTGACCCCATCGAATATATCCGGGCAAGGCTGATGAATTGGATTGAGTGGCTTTTTGACTTTTTCCATGTCTGTATCCCCATACAAGCAAGTGTGTGTACGCAATCAATTCTTACCTAACTTAAAGTTGTACACAACTCGACCGCGGGTATGGGAATGATCATTTTGATCGCCTATTATTGAAACATTATCCCCGGGTTTAGGTGTATTGATGACTTACACAAATGAATTATTGGATGAGGTTAAAGCCAGATTCCACCTGACTTCTGAATACAAACTTGCCAAAAAACTTGGTGTCAGTGAGTCGCGTTTGTATAAGTGGCGTAAAGAACTAAACTCGATGGATTGGGATATGGCATTCCAAGTGGCTGATTTGCTTGGAATTAATGATCAAAATGTAGTTTACGGACTACTGGAAGATAAATATAGAAACCCCCGTCTAATCAACGCTTTATCCGAGGGTCGCCCTGTCTAGTCAGCGCTGTCTAACTTAACCCTATGGTACATAATGCGCACTGAGTAATTACTCTAATCCCGCCAATCCCAGCCAAGGAAATTGCGGAGAACCCAATCCCAAATGATTGAAATCCTTGGCTATTTAGCTTTTTTGCAATTTCATCCCATATAGCTTTGATGCTGCTATTCTGTGTGCGGTCAGCGTGAATGCCTACCAATGCTTCTTTGACGTCAATATTGCATTCTTGGGCAAGAAAAACCGCTTGTATATCAGACATATAACGCTTACCGCTTCTGAATTCGGATATTCTGGATTTTGGTAACCCTAAATCAGCCGCAATTTGCTTATCTTGTATGTAGTTTTTCGCGGTTTTGTAGCTGTCTAGTAGTTTTGCCTGATACATAAACCCTCCAAAGTTTTATCCATTTTAGCCCTTTAGTTACCATCGACGGTATCTTGAAGTTACCTTTGTTGGTAATTATAGTTACCTCAAATGGGAACAAATAAGCATAGAGGCACATATGGCAACTTCAACTCAAGATACCAATTCCACATTAAGCTTGAAATCTGCCCTGTCATATATGCTACCAGCGATTGATGCTGATGCGTCAGGGCTATTTATCGAGGCTGATGACAAAACCTCTTTTCAAGTTACGTTTGTGCCTGGTCTGGCATCATCTGCATCAAACATGACCGTTCGCTCTGCTTGCCAACTTGGCTTTATCGCAACGCTTGATGGCAACTGGTAAGGATGCGTGACCATGACTTTGCGAGTTGATAATTATCCCCACGCCAAAATGGAACGAATCCTTGTTCATGATTTGGCAGCAAATACTCAGGAATATGTAAATTTCCTGCCCGCTCGAACTTTGGCTACTTCATACGTTAAGCCGGATATTAAGAATGGCGGTCGTCTGCCAGACTTCGTGGATCATACCCGACCTAATACCGATTATGTTAAGTCATATCTAAATCGTCAGGTCATATCACAGTCAATTTATTCACTGGATGTATCTGATGATATTGAGCCTTCATTTGTCGCACCGTGTTTGGATGTGATGCGGCTTATTCGTATGCATCGTGATTTTTCCCCTGTTATGTCCCGTGCTTATACCAAGATGGCAAAAAAAGTGGGTCATTTGGAGGCTTTGCGGGCATTGGAGTCTGCTGACAAACGTTTAAGTCGGTTGGAATTCCGCTATACCTCTACCGATGAGGAAATATGCGACTTTGCCAAGGCCAAGTCTGCCTTTGTCATGCGCCAAGTAGCCGCGATTGATGATGTTCATACTGCATTCAGTCGTGTTCAAGACATTCTTGATGATTACGGCATTGCTTTTAGCGAGGCCGTTTATAAGGAGAAGCTTGAAAAAGGTGAATTACGTAGCCTTGTTAATCGTGCCTGCAATGAGATTTGGTGGCGTCGTACGCTGCGTAGACGTGCATTGCGTGAAATTGAAAATGTTGCCCGTGACCTGACATTAGTCCACAAGTATGGTCAGGCATATTGTTCTGATTACACTCTCAAGCGGCGTAGGCAACGTGATGAAGACAATGCCGAAATCCTCCGTAATACCGTTGCTTATGATGAGGATGATATGGATAACTGGTTTTCGTTGTATGAGCTGTCCAATAAATCCGTTTCCAATCCTGATATTCGCCGTGCGGAAATGTTTGTGCGCTTGAAGGGTTTTGAGAATATTGCCAAGGCAAGTGGTCATGTGGCTATGTTCTATACCCCAACCTGCCCTAGCCGTTTTCATTCGGTTTCTAATGGCCAAGTCAATCAGGCATGGGTTGATGCTGGTCGGCCAACGACTCGCGATGCCCATAACTACATGACTGGTATGTTTGAGGATTTCCGCAAGTCTTTGGATAAGGCCGAAATTAAAGTATATGGCCTGCGCGTGGTTGAGCCCCATGCTGACGGCTGCCCTCATTGGCATGTGTTGTTTTTTATGGAAGAACGACACCGCAAAACAGTCACAAGATTATTCCGCAAGTCAGCGATGGCCGATACCCCAAACGAGGCCGGAGCCAAAAAGTACCGATTTAAATCAGAAGCGATTGATTGGAAGAAAGGTTCTGCTGTGGGCTATGTCGCCAAGTACCTATCTAAGAATATCGACGGCCAGCATATTCAGGCTGATGTTGCTACCGAGCTGGACGGAATTAGTGCAGCTGAACGTGTTGTTACATGGGCTCGTGTTAACGGTATTCGCCAGTTTCAATTTATCGGTGGCCCGTCCGTGACGGTTTGGCGTGAGATGCGCCGCTTAAGAGAAGAATTCACAGAGGACGATACCGTGTTTAAAAATTTGGACAATGGTGAATGGTTGACGTTGGAGAATATACGCCGCGCAGCCGATTCGTCAGATTGGGAGGCGTTCTGCCTTGCTATGGGCGGTGTATTTGTTCGCCGCGATGACCAAACCGTTAAGCCTTGCTATAGCGTTCCGCAAATTATGGAAAAGCTGATTGATGAATATGGCGAGGAACATACCAAGATGAAACCGTGTATTACCCGCTATGGTGATGTTTCTGGGGCGCGTGTTGTTGGTGTGGTATTTCGTGCGGCCTATTTAGCGACCCGCACCCGTAATTGGAAAACCGAAAACAAGGAGATTTTCCTGCGTGGTACTAAGCGCATCATGACTGGTGTTACCGATGTGTTTGATGCATTGGAACGCGAGCAGGAATACCTCCGCATGGCTGATGAGCAATATGCGCAATATCAGCAATATCTCGACAGGCTTGATGATCTCAATGCCTACTGTTTTGACGAAAGCGAGTTTGCCACTTCCGGTTTTGGCGCGCGTGTGGACTCCGGACGCGAAGCGACTACCGGGAGCGATAGCTCCCCTTGGACTTGTGTCAATAACTGTCACTAAAAGGACGAAACCATGATTGTTACCGCCCGCATTAATGATTTGGACGATATCGAAAAGAAAACCAACACCAATACTTCTACGGGTGAATCCCGTGATTCTGGAATTGTGCGTCTACAGCTATTTCAACCGTCAGAAGTGATTGAATGCCGGGTCTCCCCTGACCTTTGGGATTCGCTCGGCGGTGGTGCTGACTTGAAAAAACTCATTGATAAGAAGGCTGAATATAAGATTCAGCATACTGAGCGGTCATTTGCTGGTGATGGTGGTAAGCATGTGTCATTCAGTGGTTGGAGCCTTCTGGGGTTTCCAGCGTTAGAAAATCAGAACAAGCCAACGGCTTAACGGAGTCTGATATGGAGCAGCCAATTCCCGAATTTTATTTGCCGCTTAAAGACCATGACGTCTTTATCCGCTACTACACCTATCAGTGCCAAGCGGGCAAGCAGTTGCCGATTTGGGTATATGACAAATATATCCTGCCGTATATCCGGTGATTTGGGGATTAGCGATGAAATGTATTCACAACGGCATGATGACTGATACGCCACCGGATACCTGTCAAGGTGTGGTGTTTTTAGAACCGAGTGACGTTGTAACCAACCCGCAAACACAATTTAGTCAGGAGACCTTTTCGATGGTTCTCGGTGCGTTGTTGTTTGCATTTATTGCAGGCCATGTAATTGGCCGTGTACTCCGCCTAATGGGCAAAGCATAAAAGGAAATATGTCTATGAAACGTTTTAACCAAGTTCGCAAGTTCGCAGTTTCTCATAGCAACAAAATTGTTGGTGGTGCATTGGTGTTGGCATCTGGTTCGGCGTTTGCCGAAGGTGCTGGCGGTAACACTGCGGCCATTCAGGGTGCGATTTCTAGCGGCAAAAACATGATTGAAATGACAACTGGTGGTCTGATTACGCTGGCGGCGGCTGTGTTCGGCGTAATGATGGTGGTCAACCTGCTTAGCAAGCGTTAACCCGTGTTTGCTCCGGCGGATGTGTTATTCGCCATTGCCTTCGGGATGGCATTCATCGAAGGTTTTAAGAGTGGCGTAATCACCCACTGATTGGATGCCAAGGAACGGGGAGCTGATAAGGCTCCCTTTTTTGTGGGGTTGGTAATGAGATACTTATTATTGTTATTTCTTGTTTTTTCAACTGTTTGTATGTCGGCTGAAATTACTTGGCGGGTTGTTGATTCAGGGATAAGTGGATATTTGAATTTGAAAAAATATCCCGGTGGCTGTGAAGAATATGTTGAAAAACGTCTACCCCAAGTGCGGAAAAATCACCCAAATGCGCAGGCTGATATTAGGCGTTGTGAGTCTGCCCATGAGGGATTTATGGCGGTTAATATCAAGTTTGTTGCGCCTATTGAATTATGTCCGGATGGGACAGAAGTTCCTCCGTATCCAGCAACTGAGTGTGTTGATCGTTGCAGTCGAGTTGCGGGTGAAGTTGCATCTGAATCAACGGGGCCTCAAGGGGCTGAAGGTCATTATGTCTGTGTGAAAAGATGCACAGCTGTTGTGCGCCGAAAGCAGCCATTTGTTTGTATTGAATTTGGTGATTCAGGTATTCCTCAATGTACTTATCAAGCTGTATATACGGGGACGTCATGTGATGGAACTGGTGACGGTTCGACTGATGGTGATGGTGAAGGTGGTGGTGGCGGTTCGGGTAATGGTGACGGCGATGGTGTAAACCCTAATCCCAATCCTGATGGTGATGGTGATGGGAAACCAGACCCTGACCCAAATCCAGACCCTGACCCCGGTCCGGGTGGTGGCTCTGGTAATGGTGACGGCGATGGTGAAGGCGAAGGTGAAGGTGAAGGTGAAGGTGAAGGCGATGGTGCTCCCGGAGTGCCTGGTAAAATAGAAGACCCTTTTAAGGAAACGTTGGATAAAAAAGATATTGAAGATGTGAAAAAGAAAATTGAGTCAGTACAAGCAGATATCACAAAGAAGGTTGATGAATTTAAGAAATTATTCAACGTTCCCCAATATGGTTCCGGTGGTTCTGTTGAGCCAGTTCGTTTCACGCTTAATCATAACGGGAAGTCGGTGAATGTTGAAAATGATTTGCTTAACAGAGTTGCGCCTGATGTGTCGTCTATTTTGATTCTGATTGCCTCTGTTGCGGGTTTTTTAATTGTCACACGGAGATAGTGCCATGATGAAATTTTATATTTTGTTTTCTTTGATATTGTGTTGTGCGGCAATAACATTTAGTAATCATGTTCATGCCAGTGATTCAGCTACACCTCCAACTACTGAGACCCCCGCCCCGACCAATCCTCCTTCTGGTGGTGACGGGGGGAATAATCTTAATTCATACAATGCTTTGATTGATTGGGCGGCTGATGTTTTTAATGGCATTGGTGCCTTTATCGAGCACTCTCCTAACTTTATTGAGCGTATCTTTGCTTATTTGATAGAGTTTGCCGTTTATGTGAAATTCTATCTGATGTTGCAAACGATGGAATTTGCTTATGGCATTGCGCAGGCTTTGATTAGTAATTTGGGTATTGATTCGTTGGTTTCTGATGCTGTTAGTTCATTGCCAGCGGAACAACGGGGAATTTTTCAAGCGTTCGGCGCATTGCGTGCAATTACTATTTTGCTTGAAGCTGCTGTTACTCGTTTTGTCCTCAATTTCATGGGGTGGTAACAATGGCTGTTATTATCCGACATGGCCCCGCCGGGTCTTACAAATCATCTTATGCTGTTTGGTTCGAGCTGCTCCCCGCATTGCGTGAAGGTCGTGTGGTTGTTACCAATGTCGAAGGCATGAAAACATTGGATGAAATAGAACGATTATTGGGTGAGCGCTTCCCCATCACGGCCCGGCTTTTTCGTATTAGCTCCCAAACAAGCAAAGGCAAAAAACTCTGGCAGCATTGGTATAATTGGGTTCCGCTTGGTGCATTTGTCCTGATAGATGAGGCGCAGGATATTTACACCAAAACTCAAGGTTTTGTGATGGAGAAAAACCTATACCAAGGGGTTGATGCGTTTGCCGATGACTTGCCCGATGAGTTCTTGGGGTTCTATAAACGAGTGCTTGATAAATTCAAACCAACCGACACCTATATTGATGATATTGGCGAGCGCGTTGTTGATGAGCATGGCAACGTGGTGATGCCGGCTGACTTTAGCGAATCATTCCAGCGTCACCGAAAATACAATTGGGACATTGTCTTGTGTACCCCAAACATCAAAAAAATCAGTGATGAAATGAAATCCGTGGCTGAAATGGCCGTTGCCCACAAAAGCCGTGATGGATTGGGGTTCAAGCGTCGCACTCGTCTATTTGAACATGACCCGCGCAGCACAACCATTAAGCCTGCCAAAGAGGATGCGGTACAAGTGAAAAAAGTACCAGTGGCGGTTCACTTGCTCTATCAGTCAACGGCCACGGGCGGGATCACCAAAGCAGGCGTAACAGCATCTATTTATAAAAATCCAAAGCTATGGATGGCAGCTGCTGCCCTAGCCTATGGCCTTTACAGTATCGGGAGTGGTATTTATGGTTATAACACGGCTAATAATGATTCACTATCGTCTGGGCAAGCACCTATCGAAAGTCACCAGGTTAATGTTACCCATAATGGCAATGCTCAAGCCAATATGGCGGAAAATATGGCCGTTACTATTCCGACTGTTACGCAAGATAATAGTATGGGTGATAGTAATTCTGTTATTAAGGTTAGTCATGCGCGGTTTGATAACGGTCGTCTAGATAATCCCCAATTAGTTTGGCCTTATGCATTTACTCATCTTTATGTGTCAGGTGTTCAGCAATTCATTGATGGTGAATTGAAAGATGAAATGATTTTATTTGAATCGATTGATGATAGTGGCAAGTCCAAATATATTGATTCCAAAATATTGAGTCAACTCGGTTATCATTTCGTCGTTCTTGATCATTGTGGTGTAGTGGTTGTCTATGGTGAACAGTCTAGTTTTGTTGCTTGTCGCCCTCGTGTTGACTATCCGCAAAAATCCCCCCAATTAATTCAACCCAATCGCAAAGAACAACTTCAAGGCAATGAATTAGCCACGGCCTTTATCGGATAGCCTGGCAAGGCGGGCGAGAATGGAGGCTGAACCTCGGAGGACGCCTAGCCGGGCGTCCTCCGTTTTCTTATGCCGCTAGGCATACTAAGCACCGTCACCAATAGCATCATCAAGTTCCTGTCTGGCCGTGCGGAGCTGCCCACCTAAATTATCAGAAAACTTAAATCCCCCTTTCCTGCTAGGCCGCTCTATCTGGTTTGCTTCATAGTTATAACGAATGTCACGGGTGATCGTCGCAAGACAAATCAGCTATAGCGTGAAGCGCGTCGAAAAACTTTGTCCTGCTGTTTTATCTTTTTTCCGTATTAATTACCTTTATGGCGGAGGTGATTTTATGCGTATCACATTGATGTTGTTAGCTTTGCTTTGTACCAGTACCCCAGCAATGGCTAAGTCAGTTAAAAGTTATATCAGAAGCTATTCCCATTTAAGCTGTCAGGCTCTTGAGCTGAAAAATTCCGATATCGTTCGAAAGTATGACCATGCCAGCAAGCGCAAAAAGGCTGATTATGAACGCCAATTTGATGCTATCTACACTTTGCGACGCCAAAAGAGGTGCTGAGGCTATCACCCCGTCTAGTAATACGGGGTGAAAGTTTTGGGTTTATATTTTTGGCTTAATATTAATAGCATTCTTGGTTATACCCAGTGATAGATAGGCATAATAGAATCTCTGTGATTTTGGCTATGTGATTGTTTATAACGTATTGACTAAAAAGAGTTTTAGTCAGAAAATTAAGCCAATATAGTATATAAAGAAATTGGGAAGAATGAGAGTTAATCCAATTATACTATTGTGTATAGTAATTGAGGTCATTATATGAACGAAAGTATAAATTTGGCACCCTTAACAACCCTGGGAGTTTTTGTACTTGGTATCCTTTTTACTCCTTTGATGAGGAAGTGGGATTCTTATCTGTCATCATTAAAAAACAAAAAGGTGTTGTATACAGAACTTTCTGATTGCAGATTGTACTTGAAATCGATAGCAATAGAGCATTTTAAGTTGTTATATACTTTAGAAACTCAAGTCGATATTAATGAGAATATTTCTCAGATACCAGTTCCAATAGTAAACAAATTTGATTTAGACTTTCTGAAGGATTTTTATAAAGAGTGTCTAGTTTTGTTGTCTATAGATGAGCGTCATTTAGTTCGTGGAATACCTGAAGAACTCATTAACATCAAAACTATGTCTAGCAATTTTCTGCATGATATTACCGAAGATCACTATTACAACCTGAGAGCAGTAAGGAATATTCTTTGGGGGGCTTGTTCTCTTTATTGTAATATTAATGATTTGTTAAATGGTAGGTATAATCGTTCTGAAACCCTTGATTCGATAGATTCTACAAAAGTTGCATTACTAGAGTTTGGGTTTTCATATGAACAAATGGAAACAGCTAAGGCTTTCAAGTCAATTCTAACTGAAGAACAAAGAAACTCTCTTAACGCTTCACAAAATTTTTTCATGCAGTAAGTCGGTATTGTGGGAACTAAGCAACGTTTACTGACAATCGCCATGTACATAGTTACATAACAAATAGTAAAGCCCCTCACCGGGGCTTTTTTATTTATAACGTATTTTTTGAATTGATCTTGCTGCTCTTAATAGTATCGATTTGTTTTTCCGATCATCGTCGCTATTGATTTCAAGCAGTGCGTTTCCTGCAATAATTCGGTCAGGGTTTAGTGTCCATCCATTTGGTGTGATGAGTTCATTACGCTTAATTCTCCAACCGTGCCATTCAACGTTCAACGGATCAAGTGCTCGACCAGAATAGAGCCTCATTAGCCTTTTGCACTCTGGAGGTATAGGTCTTCCCTTATCCCACTCCGTGACGGTTCTCACAGTTTTAAAACATAATTTTGCCGTTTCTTCCCTTGTTAACCCGCATTTGTATTTTCGAAAGATTAAATTATCTGTAATTCGTCTTGGTTTGTTAGTTTTGCGCATGTTTCTAAAGCAAAACATTATACCCCCATATGCGCTTGGTTTAACATAAAGTGCCATAATGCGCACTAAGGGGTCGGAATTTGGGGTAAAAGCGGCTGGCTGAGTCACGCGGGAAACTTAATCGTTTTTTACGATAAAAAGCTCTGGAAACAGTCCGTTAAGGTTAGAAACTTGGGTTTTCACAGGGTTCGCATCTGTTGTACACATAATCACGTCCATTTGGCAATTTATGAGCGTGAGACATGCCAAACGTGCTCAATCGTTATCATCAATTGTTCTATGGAGCATCAATCGAAAAAACCATTAACACCGTGATGAAAAATGTGAGGTCTATCATGCTGCATTTACCGTTTGTTAGGATGTTCTGGCGCCAATTCGAGTCTATTTCCGAAGGCGCGGCTTGGTTCAACGTGAAAGATATCACCGTCAAACGTTGGCTAACCGGCCAAATCAACGTCAACCCGATGGCCGAGAAACTGCTTATCATCCGTGCCCGTGGCTATTTCCCCGACGACACCCGCTGGCAAGGCTTTCGGGTCTGCGAACGCCGCTGCATCATCATCACCCCGGAAAATCGCGTTTTCAGTCCCAAGGAATTGGACGGCTGGGTGCTGCGCAACGACGAATACCATGCCCTGAAACGCCTTTACGAACTGGATTATATCCCAGTACGCAGCAATGTGGTTACACCGCTGCCGTTCCGTGGCGGCCGCCGCATCAATGCGCCATTGCATGAAACGATCAGCAAGGAGAAGAAAAAAGCCTACCGCGAGTACCAAGAGAAAGTCGCCAAGCGTCGAAATGCCACCTAGCATCCCTCGCCTTTGAACACAAAAAAGCCCGCAAATGCGGGCTTTTTACGCTTAATAAAATCCTTCAAACCTGCCTTCCTTGAGCTCTCCATTTATGAATTTCGCTTTAAATTTTACAGGCAAAGAAGCTGATCCCGATGGTTTCATTGAATCAATTAATTTCTCACAATCTTCTTCTGAGGCGAAAGAATCAAGGATTAATTGAAATTCAGTTGAGCTATTACACATTTCAACATAAAAAACCTTATTATCTCCTTTGCTCTTACAACCATGTATAATCAAAGGCTCATCTAAAGTCTTATAGCATGTTTCATTTCGGTTTCTTAATTTCAGGTTTTGAACATCTGAGCCACTAAAGTGATTTTGACCAAGTCTCACTTCTTCAGCATCAATGACCCGACGACCAACACTTTCATAACCACGATTCATTGAATTGGTAAAAATTGACATGTTAGATGACGTATCAGTGTTTCTTATAACCTCAGCTAACTTAACCATTGCCTGCTGACTATCAGAATTCTGCTGCCTAAGAACGTCCAAATGTCGAGTTAGCTCCTCTGTCGAGTGCCTTTCAGTCTTTTGAGTGTGAAAATGTCTAAATGCAAAATAACCAGCCGTTGCAAGAACAATAACACTCAAAGCAATAAGAGATTGTTGACCATCCATATTTTTAAATATTATATCCGATTTATCTAACAAACCGTTTACGATACCAGATGCATCTGCTTTCGCGTCAGTTGATCCTTTCTTAACCGTAAAAACAGTTTCTAACTGTTTTTTCTCTTCCTGTTTAAGTTTTGTATACTGGTTATTATAGCGAAGTGAGCGAAAACCTTTGTTTAAAGAGTGTTGTAATTCAACAATACCTTCCATAAGTCCAGTAGGTAATGACGCATCATAACGTTTACTGTCACCTTTGATATAAATATCAATTGATGGCCAACCACTGAACCTTACATTATGTATGTCTTCTAATGTTGGCTGACTAAGCACAAAATCAAGGAACTGTTTTTCACTTCTAACTACAATTTTTGCCAA